ATTTACTCAATCTCTCAAGATTGATAGTCCTTCGAAAGACGCATTAATCATCAATGCTCCTTCTGCGCCTGCTTCCAAGCCTTCAATTGCTAAATCTGTAATAACACACCCGGAGACTGTGTATGTATGAGTACCGCCGCCCGATGGGTTATCTGCGTCAAATGCTATGTCAAGTTCGGTGTCTCCGTAAAACCAATCCCATAGGGTGTCATCTGCTAGACCCCATGCTTTCGTCAGAGTACCGCTAACTGATTGTAATCCTCGTGTATTCGCTATCGGCAAGTTTGAACCGAGAGTAATGTATTTTCCTGTCGCTCTTGCTACTGTAAAATCACCCGAAACGAAACCGACTATTGTTCCACTAACTGTTATTTGTCCTGTGATTCCCGTAAACGCATGAACCGCCATACTATTCCGAGGATGATTCGGGGTTTATGAGGGAATCGCTTACTGTAGGTTTGCGATTGCTGTTGGTGTGAAGTGGTAATCTCTCTCTGTACCCATGAAGCGTCCGTGTGTTGACCACATTTCTGAAAGGCTCATGTAAGTCCATCCGTCTTCTTGAACACCGCTGATATATCCGAAGAATGTATCTTCTCCGTCGAACTCTGTTGCTACGAAGGAAGCACTGCTTCCCCAAAAGTATCGTACTTGTCCGATTGCTTCTGTTCCCGCTCCATCTGTTGAGTATAGAGTAGGTAGTCTGTTTCTGATTTGTTGTGTAAGCGCCATCTGTCTTGCCATGTTCTTCCGTGAGGCTTTCCAGATATAAAGGTTTCGATGTCTCAATGTCTTAATATCTCAATGAAAACCTTTATTAATGAAAGTCCACTCGCTTAGATTGGAAGTAGAAGAAATCCGGGGTAAGAAGACAGAAGACGGTGTGTGTGTAAGACGAAAGTCCTCTCCTGTAATACCCGCAATCGTTCCCCCGGCTTTTACAACCTCACTAAATAACCTCAAACTTGCTCGAATCAATCGTGCCGTACAAGGACGCTGATAAGCGAAGGGCGTACAATCGCCGTTATCAGAAGGTCTATTATGCAAATAACGCAAAGAAACGCAAGACAGCCGTCGCTTTACGTCGCAAAAATATTCGCCTTTGGTTTGACCAAGTTCGAAGAGAATCCAATTGTTCGAGATGTGGGTTGAGTGGAGAAACTTGTCCTTGGTTGTTGGAGTATCATCACCGAGTCGAAGGCACAAAAAGCACAGGAGTTTCACACTTGGTAGGTAATGGATATTCGAAAAAGCGAATCGAAGAAGAGATGGCGAAGTGCGATATTCTCTGTTCAAATTGTCATCGACTTCATCATTATGAAGAAAAACTTGCGGGAGCAAATCCGTTTGGAAAACACGCAGGCAAGCCGGCTATTGACCTCGATACTATCGACGACCCTGTTAGAAGAACCCACATAAAAAGCCGAAGGAAGTCGGAAAAAAAGAATAGACGGAAAATGAGAGAAGACAAAGAAAAATCTTGACTCTTATATTGATGAACCCGAACATTCTTAATAGTGGGTATTTAACCGAGAGTCATGGTAAGAATCCTATGGGGAAGCGAGCAACCTACAAGACCAACAGGATATGGTATTGTCAGTCGAAACTTGATTAAAAGATTAGTAGCCAAAGGACATGAAGTTTTTGTCATGGGTTGGGATTACAATGGTGAGGACTTTCTTCACCCCGAAGGATGGACTATGGTTCACGCAGGCATCTCCGGTTATGGGTCTGAAAACTTGGGCGGACCGAATAGCCCAACAGTTCTCGAGGCTACAATAAAGAAACTTGATATTGATATTTACATTTCTTTAATTGACCCTTGGTATATTGGTCATGCGGTAATGTCAACAAACAAAATGTCAATCCCTTATATTGCTTATCTTCCAATAGACGGATTTCCAATATCTCCGGCTTGGAAGGATATTCTGAAAATGGTTCATACTCCAATGTGGATGAGCAAGTTTGGAAAAAGAACTTTCACCGAGTTTGTAAAAGATTATTCATCCGAAGGAACACGTCCGGTTGAAAACAGAGATGGAATCCTCGACCGTTATCTTACAGAAGATACGCCGGTTTTGTATCACGGTGTCGAACTTGATATTTTCAAACCAATCACCGACGAGGAAAAAGCGGAACTAAAAGAGAAGATGGGAATTAAGTGGGATTTCGTGTTTATGAGTGTGGCAAGAAATACAAATCGGAAGCAAATACCCCGGTTGTTAGAAGCATTTTCACAATTCATTCATTACAATCCCGATGTTCCCGAAAGTGTCGGCTTGGTTCTACACTGTGGCGACCCGACAGACACGTTCGGAATGGGCGGTTGGAATCTTCCGGCTCTTATCGCTCAATACAACTTAGGCGATTACGTCGCTTTCTCTGATACAAGTTCGAATCCACTTTCGGGATTGACAACAGAAGAGATGGCGAGATTGTTCCAATCTTGTGATGTTCATATCATGGCTACAGGCGGAGAAGGTTTTGGTATTCCATCAGCAGAAGCCATGGCCTGCGGAAAGCCAATCATTCTTCCCGATAACTCAACAGGTCCGGAACTTGTCGGCTACGGACCTCAACGACGCGGTTGGATTGCTAAGTCCTCTACTCACATTACAGGACCTCAATGGGGAGTCAATATGACATTAGTCGATATTGAAGACCTCGCTTGGAAAATGCGAACGGCTTACGAACAAGATGAAGAAAGAAAAGAGTTCGGAGAGAACGCGAGAAAGTTTGCCGAGAAGAACTTCAATTGGGATGTTCTAACTGACCAATTAGAAAAGCAGATATTGAAGACTGCAATTGAAATACATCCGCTAGGCGGAATGTCAAGGGTGATATAATATGGAGCAACGAGAAATTAAGAGAGTATCAAAGCCAACAAAATTATGCGGAGAACCATGCAAGACTCACGGTCGTCCCTGCATAATCGGAATGGGATATGGAGACGGAAGACAAGAAGCGCTTGAAAGAGCATTATTCGTCGAAGGTGTCAAGCAAAAGTTCTCACATACCAAGGACTCAACGCACTATTGTGATATTTGTATGAGAGAACGTCGTGAGGCACGTCATCCGGGTTATTACAAATATGACCCAATTACTCAACAAGTTTTACCCGGCTCTGTCATAACTAAGAGACTAAAGCAAGAAACAAAGAAAATGGCGAGACGAAAAGACATAGCCGATGGTAAAAGAAAGGCTTTCGGAAATCGCTCCAAAAAGAAGAAGTGAGTGAATGGTAGGACCGACCGGGATTTGGAATGTCGAAGAAGCGGATGGTCAGCATGGTTCTGACCCCGACCTTATGAAAAACTTGTGGAAATATTTTCCAATGGACGAACCAATCTATGACTTCGGTTGCGGACCGGGAGATTATTGTGTATCACTTTCGACGCAAGGGTTTGAAATTGAAGGATTCGAAGGAACGCCGTTGGGACATCTCGCAAGATTTCATCCAATTCACCAAGTCGATTTGTCCGAAGAGTTAGTCAAACTTGACAGAGCAAACATACTCTGCCTAGAAGTCGGCGAGCATATTCCACCCAATAGGCAACAAGATTTGCTTCACAACATCCGTAAAACTTGTTTGAACAGAGCGATTGTATCTTGGGCAATTCCCGGACAAGGTGGATATTATCACGTAAACGAACAACCGAATGAAGTGATAATCGCGGAGATGGCGAGACGAGGATTCAGTTTGCATCTCGCCGACACATTACAAATTAGAAAAGACTCAAGTTTTTGGTGGTTCAAAAACACGTTAATGGTCTTTGATAGAATTAAGTCGTAGGAAGTCGGAGCGTGTACTCGCCATCCATGTCCCTCTCGAGATGGGCGCGTCCGGTCCGGTATCGTGTCGCGACTTCCTACAAACTAATGAGGCAGGCTTTCAGTTATAAACCTTTTCATTGAGGCTCACTGACATTGATACACCGAAACATTCATAAGGGGAAAGCCTCTCGCTTAGTTTGTAGGAACTTAGTTCCTATGTCGCCCCTTATCCTATGGTGTCCGGGCGGCGGGAATGTGAAGGTATCTAATAACGTGTTTGAGAGTATTGCTAAAAACTGTCGGAACTTGTATTCGGCAGTAAAAAGTAGTTCATCAAGAGAACAAAATTAGACTAAGGTGTGGTGATTTTACCAACGTCGGTGCATAGTTCGAAATATGTCCTAATCCGTTCAGCCTTCTAAGGTCATTCCCAAAACTACCATCTTCTATTACCTTGGAGAAACCAATCGGTAATCAATCCAATCCAAACAACAAACTCGAAGAGGCAAATTAATTCCCATGCGGGATTCATGCCTAATCACTTGTTCTTGTATTCTTCGGAGTTCAGTAAGTCTTGTAAAACATCTGCACGAGTTTGAGTTTTGTGCATATCAAGAACAGATGTGTAATGACGAAGACCGCCTTTGTCAACTTCTCTGCCTAGAACTTTCATGTAAATACCTTTCAAGAAAGCGTCGGAATCTCCGGCTGTCAAATCGAATCCATTCCATGATGTAAGTTCGTCGCTTGCTTCCTCTTCTGCGACTTCTTCGGCTACTTCTTCGGCTACTTCTTCAACAA